TCCCTGGATCTGATTCAGTGAATACCTCTTTAAACTGAGTGATTCCCCTTTGTGAGAAAAATATGGATACGGGTGAGCCTGACGGCAGAGGGGAAAGGAGTGAAAACCCTCCACCGCCAGGCCATACAACCGGCACATTGGCAATACTAGATTGCTGTGTGGTTGTCCCTTCGGTATCCTGCAAATTAATTGCAGGGTGAACGGTTGCCCTTTTGGTAGTAGGGTCGTAAGAATCAATGACCCCAGGGATGCAAATATATAAGCCCTTGACCATCTGCTCAAAGAAAAACTTTAAAGCATCAGTTAGATCACTATAATCTTTTTCAGGGCTCCTATTCACTTTCTACTCCTAAAAATTCCGTAAAAAAATCACCTTCTCTGTTATCTCCACGATACACTAATTGTGTGACTTTGTAAATGCCAGTTACTAATTGAGATTCGACTTTGACCCTTCCCCCTGGCCTGATGTTGTGATTCAGAAGAGATACAGCCTTGATGCCTTCATCTGTCACAGCAGGGCTTCCAATCAATCCAGATGAGGCATTGAGCAAAGCAACCTCTTCTGTTGAGGTTCCGACCTCAGAAAATAGAACAAAGCCTGAATCCTCATACCACTGAACGCCCAAAGGTGTGAGGATCTCATCAAAGAGGTCTGCAGTCCTTCCAGTGAAGGAAAAATCATTAAGGGTTGCAGATGGTAATGAATCAATTCCGGCATAAGCAAGTCCAAAAGAATCAATCGTATCAAGCACAACCTTACTTACTTGTATTGCTCCTTGATATGAGATGTTGGAAACAGCTTCAGTCAGATGAACATAGTTACCGCCTAATGTGATGACAGTTTGTCTTTGTGGTGGTTGCTTGTCTCTCTCAACCTTTCTCACATCTCCATCAAATAAAAGGCCATACTCACCATTATATCCAGCCTTGATTCTGATCCTTGTCCCTGATTCTTTGATCCTGGTTTCTGTGAAGTCTGACAGATTATAGATGGTTGCTGTCCCTTCGTTTGGTGTGCTGGATAAGGTCTTCTTTATCTCGAACTGAATATATAGATCTTTAACAGACAGGGCAGAGCCATCTGATTCACCTATAATTATTTCAACATTTCTTTTATATAGCCTCATTAGGCCGCCTCAATCTCTTCAGCAGACAAGAATGCAAGGATATGGGTATTGCCCCATGGTTGCCGCCCTAGTTCATAGTATGGGGCTATGGTGGACACTGGAACAATATCGCCAAGGAAGTCAGACACTGTATTGAATAACATCGGGGCCCCTGAATTAAGCCTGGCCCCTGATATAATCCCGCGCCCATCCTGGAACTCAAGTGTACAAAACCACCCCTCTCCAATATCTTGATACCATACCGTAAACTTTACAGCCTGACCATTGAGGGATGTCTTGAAAGACTGATTGAAAGTGTTGGTAACAGGTATCAGTTGCATCAGATGGCCCCCTTTATAAATCCAATCAGCTCTGTTGCTTTCTCCTGCAGACCATCAGACAAGGCTTTTAAAACACTTTCTTCTGAGTCAATGCTCTGTTTCTGGCCCTCTTCCACAGCTGAACCCTTAGTTTCAATGCTTTCCCCAAGCTGTGCAGATGGTAATGTTGTAATCTGAGTTTCTGCAAAGATCACCTCTTCAAGGGTAATAGTAAACTCAAGGCCCTGACCAGTTGCAGCACTCTTTGGAGCATCAACTGAGATGATGAGCATATTTTCATATACTTCCAGGAGGGTCACCACGGTCACCGGCTCCCTTGCATCTTTTAAGGAGATGATCCTTGACCATGCTTCACGGCCTCTGCCTGGGCCTGGTATGGTGATCAGACCACCAAGTAAAGGATTGAGGTCTGAAACATATCCTTTCAAGGTCAATATTTTAGGGTCAAGCACTGCATTGTCGGTTAAGGAGGATCCTGTTTCAACCGGATACTTTGTTTTTGTGACTGTCTGTTTGTGGAATTCGTCTGTGTAGATGTCAACAATGCCTGTAAGGGGCTCTATGTTGGTTGATTCCTGGGCAAAGAGTCCAAACTGGCTATTGTTTATTATGGTTCCAAGTGCTGCAAGTACCATCTAAATCACCTTTTGATTGTTGAATCTACATTCTGGACCATGTTTTGGAGCTCCGCACCTATTGAGGTTGATACGTTTCTTGCAATTTCTTGTGAGTCTCCACCCTGTGCATTTACTTCAACTTTATCAATGTTGACAGTGATTGAAGCCCCGCCCCTTTGAGCAATAGGGGTATAAAAATTGCCACTATTGAAAGCCCCAGATAAACCGCCCAAACGCCTTGAAAACCAATCACTAATAGATTCCATGATTGTTTTTCTTTCTCCGGTTGCAATCTCCACCCCTGCAAAAGGATCGCCACCTGAAAAAGGATTAAGATCTTTAATTTGATCAGTAAATCCTATTATATCATTAAGAGCAGCAACGATATCAAGGAACGGCTTGGCCCATTCTTTTGTGTCTTCTATTATTCCGGGTAGATTCTCATTCCAATATCCAAGGGTATCTTTCAAGAGCAAATTAATACTATTAATTATGTTGCCAACATTTTCTATTGCAGTTCCCAATTTGGGCCATTTTTCAATCGCATCACCTAGTAGAGACTCCTGACCTTTAAAATAAGCAATCACATCATCAGTGAGTAGCGCAAACAGGGCAATCAAGGCAATGATGGTCAAGGGCATGGCAAACATTGCAATGTTTGCTGCAATGGCCTGGGTTTTTATCAATGTCCATGCACCGGCAACAATGGTTAATGTACCTTTAAGGATATTAAAAAATCTGGAATGCTCTCTTACAAACTGTGTGCCCTCTGCTATGAGATTAAAAAGATCAGTCAGAGGTTTAATCAATATAGACACTGAATCAATACCAAGCCTCAAAAGACCCTGGCCCATGTTGGTGATGGAATCGTTAAACTCTGCAAACCTGGTTGCTTCCTGCCTGGTTAGAATCCCCAAGCCCCTTGCTTGAGTCAAGAGATCCGCAACCGCATCAGGAGCAGTCTGTAAAAGTCTGATTGTTCCCTGATCAAGTCCGAATTTATTTGCAAGGTCTAATTGTTCAGCCCTGGATAGATCCTGAAAGGCGTTATTGAGATCAAGCAAAACATCTGTTGTGGTCTTCATGGTGCCGTCTTCTTTCTCAAGAGTCAGGCCATATGCTTCCATAGCTGTCTTTGCTTCACCTGTTCCCCTTGCTGCCTCACCAAGCTTTCCGGTCATATTGACAAGGGATGACCTGAGCCCTTCGATTGATCCCCCTTGCCTCTGAACAGCAAAATCAAGGGCTGATACCTCTTCAACTGCAACCTCTATGGAATCAGCAAATTTAAGGGTTTCGTCTGCCGTATCAGCAATGCGATTAATCAGGAACCCGCCACCCAAAACAGTACCCACAACTCCTGCAATTGCAACAGCCTTGGATTTGAGATCAGATAAACCACTCTCAGCTTTGTCAAGGCCTGTGGTGTCTGTCTCAAATCCTAATCTTGTTATTAGAGTATCAAGTATTGTTGCCATGGTTATCCTGTGCTGATTTCATTGCCCTGTAATCATTTTCACATTTGACTGCAAGTAATTCGTTGAGGTCTGAAAAGTAATCCAGACCAAGTCCATCCTGAAAAACGTGATCCAATGTGCAACCACCTATCCCCGCAATCACCGGACCTGCCAAAAAAGGCGGGATGTTTAGCGTTTCAACTGCCCTAAAACCCGCTTCACGCCTGGGAATTTTGAGGCTATTGCGTGAAACGACCCGGTAAAATTTACGGCCAGACACCTCACAAAGAGCTCATAAATGTGCAAGGGCTCCATGTCCTGGAAAGCCATATCTTCAGCATGCTCCAGATCCATCCATCCAGAATCAACACCGTTGCCCCTGAATGATACATGCCTAAACAGTTTCGCCCTGAATCCATTAATCACAGATGGTTCGAGGGTAAGTATGGCTTTATAAAATAAAAGGGCTGACTCTGTATCTGCCTGGGCTGAATCCGCATTGCTGAAAAGTGCATGTCTTATCTCTTCAAACAGATGAAAACCATCAAAGGGAGAAAGCTTTTTGATCTGGAATTTTACTCCCTCCATGGTGAATTCCCTGTCATTCAATCCCTTTATGCCCTGTATCAATCCATCAAAAAACTGATCTTTTGGATCCTCTTTCTTTTTATCGGTCACAGTTCACTCCTTTAAAATGAGATGTGAGCCCGCCCCATTTTCAGGGACGGGCTAGTGGTTGGTTAATTAAAAGCTTGCAGCTGAGTAATCAGGAGCAACAAGCTCAAAGTCAATGGTGAATTCCCTGTTGGCAACATCACCCTTGCCCATAGTCTGCCCCAATGGTACATTCTGTAAGGTTCCGTTTGTCATGGCAACAGTAACACCATTTACTGGATCTCTGAAAAATCCATTCCATGATACAGCTGACCCGTTCAACTGGGCTGTCACTGCATTCATAAGGAATTTTGTTGACCTACCATTGGCAAGTAGTTTGATCACTACTGGTCCACCCTTTTCACCTGTTGAGGATGTAACCTTTTTACCGTCTGCGCCCCTCTTTGATGTGGCAATGTCCACATTTGGAAAGGACAGGGCATCAGTGTCATCACTCCAGCCAGTTATATCAACTCCATTAAGGTTCAAAGTGCATTGTTCAAGTGAAAACATATTTCAAAGCCTCCTTTAGTTCTCAAAAGTCAGAGAAATATCAATTGTGTGAATTGCGCCTGACCCCTTGACCCATATTGATGTTGGTGGGGCTTCCCTGGCCTCTCTGCTGGCTTGAGATTGGTTCGCAATTGATTCCGTATATATTAAGTATCCTTTGGGTAAGTAACCGTCAAAATCTGTGTTTCCGGTTGTCTGCTGCACATCAAGGATGTTGGCTGCTGAAAGGGTTCCAGGAGCAATTCCGCCATTCCTAACACCCTGCTCAAGGACTGCCTCAATTACTCTCTGCATTGCAGCAACACCGTCCTCTGTCTGAGGGACCCTGTCAGATGCATACAGGAAGTTGAATAGATCCACTTCAAGAGCATTCACCAGCCAATCAAGCCAGAACCTAACATCAATCCAAACGCCTGAACCAAAGGTTGTGCCTGTCAGATATGCATCAGATGAATCACTTGCAGGAGCGAACAGAGGAACATAGTAATTGACATTCTTTGCATCCAGCTCGGCCTTTTGGGTCTGAGTGATTGCACTGTCTGATGTGGTCCCTGGTAGCTGCTTAAGGTTCAATGTAATGATGCTGTTGCTCTGCTCTGGATTAAAGCTTGAAAGTCTACCTGCAGAGCTCAGGGCCTTATAGTCAAGAGTTGCTGAGTAGGTCCCCCATGTCCTTGGAAGGTTCAAAGCATTCTGCTGATAGAAAAAGCTTGTTGTCTCACCCGGTGTGAGAGTTGTTGAATCACTATCAGATGCAGGATACATGTATCTTCTTGATGCACACCATGTTGAAACAGCTTCTTTGTCTGTCTCTGTAGTGATAGTCTCATCGAGTGCGATAAAGTATGGTGAATCATTAAGGGCAAGTATTGCCTCAATTGCCTCTGTAATGGTTTCCTCATCATCTCCCTGGTTAAGGGTATATGCTGAATCCTCGTCCATCCCAAGCAGTGTGCTTATATCTGTTCCTGACGCGGCTGCACTCGCAACGGTCAAGGTAGCAGTTGCACCGGTTGTTGCTGTGGTGATCGTGAAAGCTCCAAGGGTTGCATCATAGGCAACGGTTGCAGTCTTCAGGTTCAAGTCAGTACCGGCTGCAAGTATTGCCTCTATTGTTGCCGCAACTTCAGTAAAAGAAGCATCACCAGAAAAATCCATTCCAGTGTAGTCTTCACCATTCATTGCAAAAGATCCGTCTGAAATGGCCTGAAATGTTGCAAGGGTAGCGGAGGCCGCGCCCGTGATATCAGCACCAACATCAGCATTTATCCAACGACCAACCACCATGTTTTTGGGATATGGGACCTGTTGAAAATATATTGCTGCTGCTTCCTGTGGCTCTGTTCCGTCTGCAAAGACGTCATCAGCATCATCAGAACTGGTTAAAACCGTTATCCTATTTGATCCGGTCCCTAGAGTTGTATCAGTAGTCAAGAGCAGAGAAATACCAAAATCCCGCCTTGCTGCTCCAGACGGTGATATCTGGTCTGATACAGAAACAATATTGCTTATACTTAATTCACCCATTATTCTGTTACCTCCAAATTATCTGTATAGTCTATACCATCTGCTGTTGTATTGATAGTTATTTCAGCAGAGGCCAGTGAATTCACTGTATCTGTCTTTGTGTTGATCCAACCGATTTCTATATCAACCTGTTGCCTTTCTTCATACTTGCTGCCCATGATTGCCTTGATATCTCTGGCCTCTCCCATCCTTCTTAAAGTCAAAGAATTCTCAGCCATGTAAATCTGACCGACCGATGATACTGGATATTGAATTAAATCCATGACAGCATCAGCAGCACCAGCCCGATAGAACTGAACAGAAAAAGAACCTATTCGATTGCCCTTGATCCCTATATCAGACTGTGTATCATCACCTGTGTTGTCTGAAACAGCTTCAGAATCAAGGCCCTCCATCCTGGTTGTTGACCTCAAAACAGTTGCATACAGGCCGTTAGGAGCAGCATGGTTGTCATCAGCAGGGATAACAGCAGATGAGTCAATGCCTGTTGCCTCTGCAATTAATGCCCTGACCTTTGCGCCTATGGTTGCACTGTTTGGGAGATTAGCCATTCTGACCCTCTAACCTGACCGCTATTGCCTGAAGATGTCCGAAATCGAACCATGGAGTAACTGACCTGACAGCATAATTTAAACCGTCAACTGTAATGATATCAGAATCGGCTTGAGTTGTCCCTACCTTTATAGGGCTTATGGCATCCTTGTCAGTGGTATTAATATAAACCGTGATTGCCTCAGATGCCCTTTCACCTTCGGGAAGTTGCAGCCTTTCCTTGTCAGTGCTGGGTTGAACACTGCCCTTTAAAGTGGTGCTGGTTTGAGTTCCATCAATCCACAATCCATCAGAATCCCTTGAACCAGTTGACTCCTGGGTTAAGGTGAAATTTCTGGAAAAACGATCACCATTGATTATCTTTGCTGATCTTCTGCCAATCCTGGCACTCATTTATTCACCTCATGGGTAACAGATCTAACATACATACCAGTATCAACAAGAGGGTTTGCCTTTGGAGCTTTAGCCTTTAATGTAGATGCAGCATTAGGCGGGTCTTTCAGATCTACAATGGATTTTTTAACAGCAGACTCATGAGCAACCCCAACCTCTCCAGCCGTCACAGGATCAATCACCATCGTTTCAGGATCAACATTATTCTTGATGACCTTGATCAGGCTATCCTCATTTGACTTATTGGCATTCCTGAATGCTGGCCTCTCTGGAATATGTCCATCCTCAGAACCGAACTCATTCACAGTTGCCACCAGTGCAACAGGTGTTCCGTCCTGATACTTAGAACCGGCAAAAACACCGATATCAACAGACTTAACCCCACCCTTTCCGGCTTGCTTAAAAAGGGCCTGTATTTTTTCACCGCCTGAAAATGTCACGTTTGAAGCCATCAATAAACCCTTACTGAGAATGCATACGCTGGGGTTGTTTTCCTGAGTGCTAGAAACCTACGTCCATAAGCTGTTGGAGTGTAGTAAGTATCAGACCCAGTGTCAGCCATGGATTTGAATGAAGCAGATACACCTCCCACGGATTCAGAGGTTGTTTCCCCCTCACCGCCATCAACAGAGGCCCCACCTGATCCTGCTCCAGAATCGGCATCAACTGCTAAGAGATGAGCAGTCAGCCATAAAACAGGCAGGTCACACAGTGCGAAAATGTGCAGGGCCTCATTGATAGACCCAAGGACTAAAGAGTCTGCAACTGAATCAAATTCAGGAAACTTTGCTCTAAACTGGATCAGTAATTCAGCTGCAGAACTCGCCATGATTAATCCTCTATCATTGCGTTAAAGGTTGCTCTCTCTTCATCTGTCAGAGGACCATAAACCTTTTCCTCATTCAGATCCATTACAAAGTATGATCCTCCACCTCTGTGGTCAATAGTGTGGATCTCTGGATCAAAGGAGAACTCCCCTTTGGGCTGTGTCCCCGGTTCAGGGTCCATTGGGTCAACCTCTTTAGGGGCATCCTTTGCAGGAGTATACCCCTCAAGTTTTTCCTCAAGCTCGACAATCTTCGCCTTGAGCCCTGCATTCTCTTCCTCAAGGTTTTTGATCCTCTTCTTGTCTGTCGCCCTGATTGCTTTGAGTTCTTCAACCTCAGCACTGTTCAGAGCCTTTGCGTTCTTGTTGCCCTTAAGCTCTTCGATATTCTCTCTGCATACAATCTTACCCATTCGGGTTTTTTTGTAAGACAGATATGCATCCAGGTCAACAGACTGCCATTTACCAGCGATGATCTTTCCACAAATCCGCTTTGGATTACTCTTTGATCTGATCCTTATAACGCCAGGCATATTAATGCTCCTTTTGATTTTATGTTGGTTTAAAAACCTTCAGGGGATCTTTCAATCCCCTGATGAGGTTTGCTTATATCCCGTCCCAGTATTCCATGGCAGTTGGTCGCTTGACGTTTAGCCCTGAGATTTTATACTCCATCGGAGCAATCACGCCAAACGCCTGTTCAAGGGTTCTGATGATCCTTGGCATGATGGGGATACCCATTTCCATAACCCTGGCATCGTTAAAACCAAATAGACAACGGTCAGTAGCTCCTGCACCAGCACCAGCGAACTCTGAAACAATCTCAAGCTTAAGAGGCTTGCCTGTGTACTGAGTCCAAAGGTTGTTAACACTCACATATTCCCATACTGTTTTTGATGCATCATCAGCATAGTTAGTATCAGTGAGCAGACCAGCCTGAGCGATTGGCATGTAAACAGTAAGCTCTATTTTCAGGTTACGACCAAAAACTTCCTTTGTGTCAATAATTCTTTGAGTGACACCGTTCTGAATAAACTGCACCATCTCAAGAGCTGAAGAGTTAGCGAAGGTTTTAGACGCTGTATCTGATGGGATGTCAGAGTTATTTGTCAGTCCCTCAAAACTCCTTGCAGCATCACCAACAAAGGCAACTTCTTCAATGTGGTCCATACAACCAACTGTTCCGGCCTCAATAGTCTCTGTGTCAAGAGCAAGGCCACCAAAAGCGGCTTTTCTTGCATCTTCAATCGACCATTCAGGGACGATACCAGCATACTCAAGAGTATAAGGAACAAGACCCTGGCTTACTGTTGCAGATGGGGCAGTCTTGCCATCGTTGTCGATGAATTTACCCTTGCCATACCTGTTTACAACCCTGTAAGCAAATGAGGCTGCGCCCTCTGGGATTCCAGAAGTCTTGAGAGGGATCATTCCAGGAAGCCTGAATTCTGTGTATATGATCTCATCCACCTCAGCCATGATTGCCTGTTGATTATTGGTGATGTATGATAGGGCCTGAGCCGCTGACTCTGTATCAGACAGCTTTGCTTTCAGGGGATTGCTTAACGCCTGAAAATCGTGGACCATACCCCTCAGAGCTAACTGTTTATTGTGAGCATCAAGGAGTTTTCTTTCCTTTGCATCCATCAAGTGAGAATATTCGTGCTGTTCTTTTCCAAAAATGTTTGGCATTTTATAGCCTCCAGTTAATTTATAGTTTAGGTTGAGTCTCTTTTAGTTCAGCCTAATCTATTAAAGCCTATCATCTATGACAGGTCAATCACTCTGTAGGTCACATACACAGTAAGCACCGCGTCATCAGAGGCGTTCCCAGCGAACTCACCATCACCATTGTTAAAAAGAACAATGTTGGTGTTTGCTACATCTGCAACAGCATCAATGACATTGATCACTGGTTCAGCAGTCGTTACAGTGTCGGCTGCCTGATCAATAAAATTGGTCATCTCAATGACCTGTGAACATGCGGCTGCTGAACCGTCATCATACTCAACAACAAGGTTGTCAGCTGATTCAGTGAGAACCTCAGATCCGGCTGTGAGCTTAATCACTGCGCCCTCAAATCTGATAAGCTGGTTTGCTCCCTGAGCTGCAACAAGCTCATAAGGGGTTGCCCTAAGAGTTTTGATGTCTGCTGCTGCAATGGTGACCTCAACAGTGTTACTGTCAATATCATTGAGAGATGCCACACCGTAATTCCTGGTGGGGATCTTCACTTCTATGATATCACCATCAGCTGCAGTTGCATTCGGATCCATGTAAACGGTGAAAGCAACTTTCCTGATATCGTTTGCAGTTGGTGAAGATGGGTCGTACTTGATCCACTTTTCAGTAGTCTCATTGTAAACAACTGGATCCTCGTTTTCGAGGGTATCACCTGCCGTGACAAAGAAAGATCCAAAGCAAGCAAGAGGCGCAACGGAATCGGCAGCAAAGACAACCTCACTGTTGTTGTTACCTGCGAGTAAAGCATTTGCTTCATTGCTTGATGTTGGGTCAAAACTGACAATGTGAGTGACGAGCAGTCTTTCAGCTTCTGAAGTTGGAAGCACGAAAGCATCATCACTTGCTGAATAAAAAACGCCCATGCCTGGTGAGACTTCTTCGTTTACTATCTGTAAATCCTGGTCCCAAGGAGCATTAGGTCTTGCAATCTGACCCGGGAGGCCTTTCTGTTGCGAATAAGCATAAAATTCTTGGATTGATTCTGTCATGTTTTTTTACCTCCTAAAGATTAATCTTTAGAGCTAAAGGTTTTATTTCATTGATCTTAAATCAAGAGCACTGAGAGGGGCTGAAAGCTCACCAGCCTCATCACCACTTGCACCGTCTGCAATCCTTTTAAAGGAATCAGCAGCCTTGATCCTGTCATGTGTCAGTACGTCAAGACGTCCTGTCAGCTGGTCATCAGAGAGGTCTTTGCAATCCTCAAAACCAACAGCATTAAGAGCTGACTCAAGGATCTCTCTATCTGACATATCATTGACCTTGGCATCCTTGGCAAGGAAGGGAGTTGCAAGAGTTATCAGGGAAACACGCTTTGCAGCTGCATCCTTGACCTTGGAATCCATCTCTTTCTTTTTCTCTTCCTCTGTTTTCTCATCCTCTGGATCAATTGGATCAATTGGATCAGCAGGAGGATCAGCAGGAGGATCATCAATATCAGTTGTGCCTGAATCCATTGGATCATCACCGCTTGCTCCACTTGTCATTGTTGCGGCAACCTCTTTTGCAAGAGCAGATTTAAAACCATTTTCCTTGATAACCTTCTCGAGGGTTGGCTTCAGCTCTTTTACAATCAGAGGCATGAGTGGTGCAACGTCCATATCCTTTGAGGCAACAGCAGTCATTTCAGCAAGGAATGCTGCCTGATCTGCTTCATCTTCGTCCTTGGCATCCTTCATGAAGGTTTTCAGCTTATCGGCTGGACAACCTGCATCTTTCAGGAGCTTCAGAGCAATCTTTTTAGTAAACATATCTTCTCCACTGTCTAAAATTTTAACAGATTCCCCACACCGACCGTCCCCTTTTCTGAGTACAGCAAGGTGGTTGCAAACCATAGGCCCATCAAAACGATAGACATATGATTCCCCATTATATGAACCCTCTTCTGATATGATAAAAGAATCATATCCAAGGGATAGTTCCCCGATATCGCCTGAGATTATACCATCAACTATAGGCTTATCATTAACCACAAAGTTGACTCCAAGCCTATCATCATCAATCGGGCCAACCTGCTCACCTGTAGAACCAACAGAAAGCCTGTTATGGTTTTCTGAATTAACATCCTCCTGGGGATGGGTCATTGTAATAGGCTGTTGTTTGATTGATTCCTGGGTCTGAGCATGAAAAACTGTTTCAGGTGGCCTAAAGACCCCAACCATCTCATCTGAGTCAATACCAAAGTCACGAGCAGAGTAAAGCTGAACCCCAACCTTTGTTACTGCTGCAATCCCTTTGAGGTATCCCTCTTTGGTAATTTCTCTGGTTGATGCTGATCCTGTCAGATCTAGCTGGTCTGTGATATTGAGTTTTATTTTTCTCATTTATTAACCATCTTTATTCTGATAGT